ACAGATAATGCTATAAATGCACTAACAACTTCAGATATTGAAGAGGGTGCAAATCTTTATTACACAGATGAAAGAGCTCAAGATGCTATTGGTAACAACCTAGGATCTGGACTTTCATATGATGATGCAACAGGAGCAATATCTGTTGATACATCAGTAATTGCTAATAGAAATTATGTTGATACAGCTGTATCAAACTTAGTTGACTCTGCACCAGATCTATTAAATACATTAAATGAAATTGCAGCAGCACTTGGCGATGATGCAAACTTTGCTACAACAGTAACAAATGGACTTGCAGAAAAGGTAGCAAAGGCTGGGGATACAATGACTGGAGCTTTAACACTCCATGCAGATCCTTCAAGCAACCTACATGCAGCAACTAAGCAATATGTTGATGCAGCAGAATCAGCAGCTCAATCAGCCGCTGAGTCAACCGCACAAGCAGCATTAGATGATGTTCTAGACGGAACAACCGACTTTACCGCTCTTGATGTAAATTCAGTTTCTCGTCAGATAGCCTCTACAACTGGCAATATTGTAACTGCAGCAGCTACCACAGCATTAAGCTGGGCATCAGCAAGCTACAGAACAGCTAAAATTCTTGTTAAAGCAAAAAATGGTTCTCATACCCATGTTTCTGAGGTTATAGTATCACTAGATACTTCAGATAATATTGCTCTTAACGAATATGGAATTACAACAACAAATGGATCACTTATGACAATTGATGCAGATATTGATGGCGGAAATGTCAGACTCCGTGTAACTCCAGCAAATAATAACACAGAAGTAATGGCTCACGCCACACTTCTTGTATAACAACTAAATATTAATTGGTGGGGGCAAAAGCCCCCACCTAAAATTCGGGGGATATTGAACTCGTGGCAACATTAAATAGAGATTTTAAAGTTAAGAATAACCTAGTGGTCCAATCAGGACAGGTTACCTTGGGCTCAGTACCCCTAGCATTTAATTCAGACAATAATAAATTAAGAATTCAAGTCAATGGACAATGGATTGACATATCAGACTCAAATGATATGGGATTCAATGATATTGACTTGGCTATTGATTATAATGGAGCACCAATATATTCTGTTGGTGGAGATGGGGTAGTTACTGAGGCTACAAAATATGCCGATGGCGGCTCCCCAAGCAGTTCATCATTTGCCTTAACATTTGATTCAGGAGTCATTTCCTAGTAAAATAAGCAAGTGGTATAATTCTAATATAGGGGTATAAATAAAATGGCAACAGTAAGAATTCAGCTTAGAAGAGGAACTGCAGCGCAGTGGACCTCAGCAAATCCTACTTTAGTAGCGGGAGAAATGGGTGTTGAAACAGACACTAGAAAAGTAAAAGTTGGTGACGGCACCACTGCATGGACATCTTTAGATTATGTGGCTGCAGATTCACCAGAAATAAGCGAGATTGCACAGGATGCCATTAATGATGCACTTGTTGCGGGAACAGGTATTACAAAATCATATGATGATAATGCAAATACAATTACTGTATCTGTAGATACTTCTGTTATTGCCACAAAAGCAGAATTAGCAGAAGTTGCACAAGATTCAATTAATGATGCATTAACAGCAGGTACTGGTATAACAAAATCTTACGATGATGCTGCAAATACCCTAACAGTTTCAGTTGATACCACAACCATTGCAACACAGGCTTATGCTGACCAGGCAGAAGCAGATGCTATAACAACTGCAGCAGCAGATGCAACTTCTAAAGCCAACGCAGCTCAAGCAGCAGCAGAAGCAACTGCAGCAGCAGATGCAACAAGCAAGGCCAACGCAGCTCAAGCAGCAGCAGAAGCAACTGCAGCAGCAGATGCAACAAGCAAGGCCAACGCAGCAGAATCAGCAGCTAACACTTATACAGACGGACAAATAACAGATTTAATAGGAACTGCACCTTCACTTTTAAATACTCTTGGAGAACTAGCTGACGCTCTTGGTGATGACGCAAATTTTGCTTCAGCAGTAACTTCATCTTTAAATAATTTAGATAGCCTAAAAGCTCCTAAAGCAGATCCAGTATTTAGTGGCACAGTTAATCTTCCTTCTACCACTGACATTGGAGATGTAAGCGCAACAGAGATTAGCTACTTAGACGGAGTCACTAGCGGAATCCAATTCCAGATTGATGCGAAGTCGCCAAGTGCTGACCCAACCTTTACTGGTACAGTCGTATTGCCTTCTACCACTCACATTGGAGATGTAAGCGCAACAGAGATTGGTTACTTAAACGGAGTCACTAGCGGAATCCAATTCCAGATTGATGCGAAGTCGCCAAGTGCTGACCCAACCTTTACTGGTACAGTCGTATTGCCTTCTACCACTCACATTGGAGATGTAAGCGCAACAGAGATTGGTTACTTAAACGGAGTCACTAGCGGAATCCAATTCCAGATTGATGCGAAGTCGCCAAGCGCTAATCCAACCTTTACTGGTACAGTCGTGTTGCCTTCTACCACTGACATTGGAGATGTAAGCGCAACAGAGATTAGCTACTTAGACGGAGTCACTAGCGGAATCCAATTCCAGATCGATGCGAAGTCGCCAAGTGCTGACCCAACCTTTACTGGTACAGTAACATTGCCAAGTACAACAAGCGTTGGAAGTGTTACTTCAACAGAGATTGGATATTTAAGCGGCGTAACTGGTGGATTGCAATCACAAATAGATGAAAAGCTAGATTCGACAGTAGCTTCTTCTACTTATTCACCATTAGCTAGCCCAACTTTTACTGGAACAGTTACATTGCCAGATGGCACAATAACATCAGCAATGATTTTAGATGGAACAATAGATACAGGCGATATAGCAGATTCTGCAATTACATCTGCTAAAATCGCAGACGGCACTATAGTTAATGCAGATATATCAGCCTCTGCAGAAATTGCTCAATCTAAGATTGCTAATTTAACAACAGATCTAGCAGCCAAAGCACTAGATGCAGACCTAAATTCACATACAGGAGCAACCACTTCAGTACACGGAATAGCAGATACATCCGCACTTGCAACAAGCAATGATGTAAGCACAGCACAGACAGCTGCTCAAGGATATGCAGATTCCGCAGTTTCTACACACAATTCTGATACTACTTCAGTACACGGAATTTCCGACACAGCACAGCTAGCATACTTAAATGCTGCCAGCCAGACATTTACGGGTTCAGTAGAAATTGATCAAAACCTTACGGTAGATGGAAACTTAACTGTAAACGGTACAACGTTTAATGCTAGCTCAACATCAATTGTTATTGAAGATAATATGGTTCAGCTTGCACATCAAAACGCTGCAAATACTGTAGACCTTGGTTTGGTTGTAGCTTATAATGATGGTTCAGCTAAGCATTCTGGTGTTGTCAGAGACGTTTCTGCAGATAAGTGGAAGCTTTTCAAAGGCGTTACTACAGAGCCATCAACAACCGTTGATTTCACAGAAGGATCATTAGACGATCTTGAGTTAAATAATTTAGATGCAGTGGCAATAACCGCAACTGGAGCAATAACAGCTTCAGCATCTGGAGTTGTCTTTACAGACGGTACTCAGACGAAAGAAGCAGTTCCTTCAAGAACAGTAATTTATGGCGCTGCAAACAGCAATGCAATTACATCTTCTGCAACATTAAGTGATTTAGCATATAGAGACTCTTTGATAGAGGTAAATAGCGCTAGCTCAGTAACACTAACAGTTCCGCCAAATTCAACAGCAGCCTTCCCAATTGGAGCTTCATGGGATATTGTAAGAATGGGCGCTGGAGCAGTGGTTGTCGCAGCAGGATCTGGAGTTACAATTAATGCAACCCCAGGATTAAATTTAAGAGCTCAATATTCATCAGCAACATTATTTAAGCGTGGAACAGATTCATGGTTATTAATCGGAGATTTGTCCGCATAATAAAAATTAAGGAGATATAAAATGGCATTATCTAAGAAAAGAATAGGTACGAAAGGTTCTGCACAGGATAACTTTTTAGAACCATTAAATGTGACAGGCCTAAGTGCCACTGATGTAGGAACTAGTAGGCCTTATTCTACAACATTTAACGGAACATCTGGTCAAGGTGGAGCCGCATCTCTTTCTTGGACATTACCAGAAGCTTCTCCACCTGCTACAAATTATGATATAACTGCCACTAGAATATCTGATAACCAAACAGTAACGGTAAACTATGCTGGAGCAGGGACATCATTTACATTTGAAGGACTAGAATCTAATGTATCATACAACTTTACCGTAATCCCAAAAAATAATGCTGGGACAGCAAAATCTCCAAATACGGTATCTGATAGCGTTACTGCAACTACAGTTCCTCAGGCACCACAATCAGTTTCTGTTTCTACTGGAGCCGCAGGTCCAAGCCCAACTCCTTCGTCTGGATATGACAGAATTACATGGTCCGCTGGCGTAAATGGCGGTAAGGCCATATCTTCATATAGAGTTGCATCCAGCGTAAGAGGAACCCTATCTTCAAGTGCTTCATCTCCATATGACACCTTAGATCCAACTCTGCCAGATTCAAGTGCTGATGAATCTTATACAGTTTATGCATCAAACGCAAATGGAGAATCATTGGGTGGCACAACCTCACCAATTCAAACATTTACCCCACCGCACTTCCCACCATTCTTCCCGCCATTCTTCCCACCTCACTTTCCACCATTCTTCCCACCATTCTTCCCACCATACTTCCCACCATTCTTCCCACCACACTTCCCACCTCACTTCCCACCATTCTTCCCACCTCACTTCCCACCATTCTTCCCACCACACTTCCCACCTCACTTCCCACCATTCTTCCCACCTCACTTCCCACCATTCTTCCCACCACACTTCCCACCTCACTTCCCACCATTCTTCCCACCTCACTTCCCACCATTCTTCCCACCATTCTTCGGTTGTTTGCCAATTGGAACTTCCGCAGGGTGTGCGTGTAATGGAGGCTGGTGGCTTAGCAGCAGATGTACTTTCTAGCTATTGAAAAGCTATAAATAAAATGATATACTTTATAAAAAGGAGCAGTAAATGAAAATAATTAGAAGCATAGCAGCAGTATCAGGAGAGGATGTCTTTGGCGTAGTTAGCTTTAATACGCTAAAGAACGAAAATCAATGGGACAAATGGGCCTCTTCTCCTTCTGTTGTAGAATTAGAAAATAATTCTAATATCACACCTGGATGGGGATATTCAAATAATTCATTTACTGCTCCAGATACTGAAATACAGTATGAGAAACCAGAAGATGTCGAAAAAGGATTTGCTATGATTCTTGATGGAATTGTTTTTGATATTTTTTGGACAAATAATACTGAAATAGGAAAAAGATGGGAAGCTGGACTTTCATCAAATCCTAAATTTATAGTAATTCCAGAAGACGACCTTGTTTTAGTGGGAGATAAGTGGGACGGAAATTCTTTTATATCCAGTAATTAAAAATGGAAAATAATTTTTCTAATTGGGAAAAATATAAAAAAATATCAAACTCATGGGATTTAATAAACAAAAACAAATATGCTTCTGAAAATTCACAAAAAGAAAGATTGGCTCTTTGCAGCCTTTGCCCAGAATTTATTAAAACATCAAAACAGTGCAAACAGTGTAATTGTTTTATAGAAGAAAAAGCTAAACTAAATAGTTTTAGTTGTCCATTAGGTAGATGGGGAAAAAACATTGATAATTGATCTAGAAAAAGAAGAGCTGTTTCCTGGTCTTTGGGTATATAGAAATATAATTAATCCAAAAATGGATATTATAAATAGAATAGAAGATACCATGAAAGACAGCGGCGGCTTGTATAACTGGAAAGATGCTACTGTAGGATACAGAGAAAAGGTTCCAGAATATAGAGACTGTGTAGACTTTAAATTAAAATATTTTGATTATCCAGGCAAAGATAGGTATCAAAAAGAATTTGATGGAATATGGAAAGATGTTTACGATGCACAAAAAAAAGCTTTAGATGACTATTGTGCATACTATAATATAGAAATGAAATACTGGGAAGCCATGAACTTTGTAAAGTATGGACCAGGACAACACTTTTCTTATCATTCAGACCATGGATGGTCATATATTGCTACGGTATCAATGGTTGCCTATATAAATGATGACTATGAAGATGGTGGAATAAGATTTGACAAAATAGATAAAACAATAAAGCCTAAGGCTGGAGACCTATATATATTCCCATCTAATTATTTATTTTCTCATGCTGCATTGCCAGTAAAATCTGGAACCAAATATTCAATTGTAACAATGACAGATTATAATGATGCGACACACAATGAACAATTTTATAGACAATTCATGTCTGATAAATCAATGAAAGATCCATACTAAATGCAATTTGAAGTTTATAAAGTAGCCAGTATTTCTGCTGAAATAAACGCTTTGGGAATAAAAAGAGAATGGATGGAACAGACTTCAGATAAGCATGCTTATCATTGTTTTCCAGTAAGTCTATCAAATGGGCTAGGATGGGGTCTATCTTTTCCTAAAGAAATATCATTTATTTGGGACGGAATATCAGACTCAAATCACGAACATGTAAAGGTTTTATCTGGGGAAGAGTTTGTTTCTACCGCTAGAGCAAATGCTACTATTAGCTTTAATACAAACCTAGTAATAAGAACTGACGAAACGCTAAGTATGATGGCAATGCCAGTTCCAAACTGGCCCATAGATGGAGTTTGGCCATTTACTACTTTAATAAGCACATCTTTTTTTAAAGGGACATTTCCTGTAGCATGGAAAATAACTAGGCCTAATACTATTATAACAATACCACCTAACACTCCAATAATTTCTATAATGCCAATATGCTTAAAAGATTTGAATAATTCAGAAGCAATTATAAAAGATAGATCTGAGCTACCTATTAATTTTTTCCCAGGTGTAGATTATGGGAAAATAGTAAGCGATATAAACAAGTCTGGAAAATGGACAGATTTTTATAGAAATGCCACAGATCACAATGGAAATAAAATTGGAGAACACGAAGTTAAATCTTTGCGCCTAAAGGTTATAAATGGTCCAGAAATATGTAGCTTAAAATGAAAAAAATTTATTTTAACTCTAGAGCTTTATTTAATAATAATACAAAAGAATATGAGCCTATACCTGGACAATTATTATTACCAAGATGGTTTAAAAAGGGAGATAGATATAAAAAAGATAAGGAAGGCAACAGAGCCTCTTGCCAAAATGAAGAAATAGGAAGTTGGAAAACTTGTCCAGCTATACTAGATTCATTATTGAGCGGATACTTATTACGTACTCCATGTGATATTCTTATAGTGCGTCAAAACGATAATTTTGGGATAGTATTTGAAAAAGGATTTGAATTATTTGGAGGCATAAGAGGAGAGGAATCAGGATTCCCAACTCCTCCAGGATATGAATCAATTCATTTTTTTTGGCAGATTAATTGGATGCCCCAAGTCCCCAAAGGTTATACCGTTTTAGCTACTCACCCATTAAATAGATTTGATCTTCCATTTTTAACTATATCTGGATTTATTGATTGCGATGAGTTTGGTTATGCTGGCAAGGCTCCATTTTTTATTAAAAAGGGTTTTGAGGGTTTTATTCCAGCAGGAACCCCGTACATGCAAATAATTCCATTTCATCAAGAAGAATGGAAGTCTGAAGTTAATTATTATGATGAGGAACAATTGTTAAAAATATTTAAAGAGCAAAAGGGTAATTTTATATCTAAAACAAAAACTAATTATAAAGAAAAATTTTGGATAAGGAAAAAGTATGAATAAAATAATTTTTCATTCAAATAAAATATACAACAATAAGGAAGGTAAAAATGCACCAGAGCCCATTGCAAAACATCTTCCAAAATGGTGGCACGATTCTGAAGTGTATGTAAAAGATTCTAATGGTAATCCCGTAGCTAATTGGAATGGAGAGGGCAGAATGCCAAGCTTTAAAGCATGCCCTGCAATTTTAGATACCTTTACAACTGGGTATGTTTTATTAACCCCCTGTGATTTAGAATTTTATGAAAAAAATGGTAGGACTAAAGTAAGGGTTCCAATAGAATTTGAGGATTTTTGTGGCGAGAGACCAGCAATGGATGGATTTGCCGTTCCAAATGGTTACGATAAAAAACATTTTCATTGGTATGCAAACTGGGCGCCACAAGTTCCAGAAGGATATAGTTGTCTCTACGTTCAGCCAATAAATCATTTTGATTTACCATGGATTACTGTCGGTGGTATAATAGATAGTGACAAGGTTACGACTTCTGGGCTAATACCATTTTTTTTAAAAAGTGGATTTATTGGGACAGTGCCAGCTGGTACTCCATACCTGCAAGTAATTCCTTTTAAAAGAGAGGATTGGGAAATGAGTATTGAATTTCATACACTACATGAGATTATAAAGAAAACTCAAGAAACCTCAGAAACATTTAGGACACCAGAAGGCGGAGTATACAAAAAGAATTTTTGGTCTAGGAGAAAGTATAAATAATGCAAAATCAGATAAATACAAATGAAGATCATAATTATAAAAAATTAGTGTCTATCACGCCATCAGGATTTTTTGGAGATGGAGCAGAAAATATAGTAGAGCTAGAAAACTTTTTGACCGAAGAAGAAAAAGTCAGATTAACAGAGTTTGCTTTTAATAACAAAACTTGGGACATAACAGATTCACATGTTAATGACAACGGCACAGTAATATATGATGCAAACGCCTGGGCCAATAGAGTTTGCACTAGAAGATCCATGGAAATTTCTCACGATCCAACTATTATTGATGTAGTAGAAGGACTAATAACAAGATTAAAAGTTGAAGTAGATAAATTTTTTAATGTAGATGTACAAGCTACTGGACCAGCAATAGTTAGATGGCCAGTTGGAACAAGACAAGATCCACATGCAGATAAAGAGTTACATGAGGGTCCAGATGCTGGAACTCCTAATGATTTTCCTCATTATGATATAGCATCAATATTCTATTTTAATGATGATTATGAAGGTGGAGAATTATATTTTCCAGTTCAGGGCGTAGAGATAAAGCCAAAAGCTGGAGCAGCATATTTTTTCCCAGGAGATAGATTTTATATACATGGAGTTCGCCCAATAATTTCTGGAAATAGATTTACGTCCCCATTTTTCTGGAGGATACTGAAGCATACTGGAGACAGAAAGCCGTAGATATGGAATTTGAAGAGATATATTCTAAGATATTTGTTTATAAAAATGTTTTTAAAGATGTTGAAGAAACACTAAAAGTTATAACAAATTCTGAAAAAAATCCAGAAAATTCAGCTCTTGGTGGGTGGCATTCATGGTATACATTTGGCAAAGAAACAGACATGTTGGATGTTTCTAAATGTGATACAGAACAAAATAAAAAAGAAATAGACGTATGGGAAGAAGTTATAGAAGTTTTTTATAAAACTACAGACCACTACTCAAAATATTTTAATGTACCAATAGATAGGGAAGCCACCGTTTTTGATTCAAAGACAAATTCTGATACAGAGTTGTGGAGAAGAATGGGCCCTTCTATTTGTAAATACGAGCCTGGAGGAGGCATAGAAGAATCAGACCTCACCATGCATTATCATACTGACTATCAAAAAGAAAGAGAGGGTATGCGTGGATATAAATTTGCAATTACCTGTACCATGTACTTGAACGACGACTATGATGGCGGAGGTGTAGATTTTTTTGTAGACAATAAGCTTTTTTATTATAAGCCTAAGGCTGGAGACATTTTGGTGTTTCCAGCAGGAGACCCTAAATATTTATCTGAAAACAACGAACTTTATTATCATGGAGTTAAGAAAGTTACAAAATCTCCAAAATATTTTATAAGAAACCACTGGACTTGGTTCTATGATGGAGATTCTGACTGGAAAATTAATGAAGACTTATATGGCAAAGAGATTTGGGCAGAGATGGAAAATGCTAGAATTAAGGAAGGCATAGAAAAGGGAGAGTATACCCATGTATCAGAAGATCAGATATCATTAGGAGAAAGAATACGATGACATTTAACTTAGAAAATCAAATACGTACTAAAGAAGATATAATGATTTTTGAAAACTTTATAACTGCAGAGCAATGCAATTCTATTATAAAATATTGGGATGTTGCAGTAGAAAAAGGATACTTAATATGGGATCCAATATCGTTCTATGATTCATTTGCATCAAATGTTCCAGACACGGCAGAAAAAGAAGACTTTGGACTTCATACAGATTTTTTTATAGAATTAAAAAATAAAATAAAAGACGCAGTTGAAATTTGCAGGGGAGACAAAGTCAGAGAAGTAAGCTATCATTGTCAAAAGTGGGTTGAAGGTGCCTATGCAGGATATCATTCAGACAATACGCCAATAGATTCACCAGAATTTAATTCTTTTGAAAGAAGCAAATGGGCAGCATTTCTATATCTTAATGATGATTTTGAAGGAGGAGTTTTAAACTTTAGAGATCATGAAATTTCTATTACACCTAAAGTTGGCATGCTCGTAGCTTTTGCTGGAGGTCATCATAATATTCATGAGGTACAAATGATAACTAAAGGATTAAGATTGACCATAGGATCATTTTGGGATAACGCTGAAGTTGTTTACAGTAAAGAAAAACAAGATTTTTGGGAAAAAGATATTGCCGAGCAAAGAAAGCAACAAGCAGACGACGCAGAGCTTTGGGCAAAAATGAAAGAGCGTGGAGAGCGAATGAAACCAGGTCCAGATCAAACTGCTAAAAAAGATGTTGCCTTAGGAGTAAAATAATGTATTTAGATAAAGAAAAAAATGGAATTTTTTATTACAGAAATGTTATAGAAGACCCCAAAAAACTTATAGAGATGATAGAAGCTACTGAAACTAATGATAGTATAACCAATATATTTCCAAAATGGGAAGAATGGGGAGTTGATGTAGATAGAGGGCAAAGATACGTTTATGGTCTTAAAAAAATTATTACACTAAATGATGTTAGGGATATAGATGAAGAGCCATGGAGCCTAAATAAAGAAAACTATGAAATTTCAAAAGAAGTTTTTGATGTAATATTTAATGCATTCAAATCAGTATGTGAAGATTATGCCAAAAGAAATAATATAAACGAAGAAATAGATTTACTTTGGCAATTTGGAGTTCATAAATATAAGGCTGGAACTTGGATGGGTACACACTACGATTCTCAAGAAGGCGATACAAGATTAAAGCACTCTCTTGTGCTATATCTTAACGACGATTACGAAGGCGGAGAAATATCTTTTACTGTAAAAGATGGAGTATTGAGTAATATTGACAAAGAATTTAAAGATAATCCATGGAATCATTTAGTGGCACATTATGGAGATACAAACCCTAATGCTGCTGTTGAAGATGTGTTAGATGAATACAATGAGGATAAAATAGATTTTTACATAAAGCCAGAGGCTGGAAGCTGTGTAATATTCCCATCACAAGCTCCGTTTAGCCATACCGCTCACCTAGTAAAAAGCGGATGGAAATATTTAATTCCAGGATTCTGGATAAATCCAGAAGGCTATGATAGCGTTAGGGTAAAGCAAAAACAATGGGAGGTTTCTGAAGAAATTCAAGATAAAGTAGATGAGTGGTACAAAAAGGGAGATTTCGATGTATGATCTTAAAGAATTAGACACGCAGATCCTATATTTTACCAACTGTCTAGAAAATCCTAAAAAATTAGTACAAGAAATTGAAGCATCAAACAGTGATATTGATATAGACAGAGAAAATGTTTTGACAAAATGGACGCCATGGTATGCAAGCAATTCTCCAGAAGATATATATGGAGAAAATATGCATAGTCGTTTTACCGCAATAGAAAACGAAATTCCAGAAAGACCAAAATATATAATCACTCAAATTAAAAATGCCTTTTTTAATTGTGCTGAAAAATATAAAGAGTTTTACAATTTACCTTATGATGTTCTTATAGACAAAGAATTTGGAATAAAAAAATATTTTGTCGGACAGCGACTTGGAGATCATGCAGATCAATATGATGGTAATTACCGATTAAGATACTCTATGGTTTTATATCTTAACGACGATTACGAAGGCGGAGAGCTAAGATTTAAAAATCATGATATAACTATAAAGACAGAAGCAGGCAGCTTAGTTATATTCCCATCTTCAGAACCATTTTTACATGCTTCAGATATACTGATATCTGGAAATAAAATAATGTGTCCAGCTTTTTGGATGAATAATGAGAAAGGTAGTTTATAAATGGCAATGTTTGTTTTTCAGGAGCTAGCTCCTAAAATATTTTATTTTACGTATTGCATGCAAGAAACAGATAAGTACATTTCCTATATTGAAGAAAATGATATAGACGAAAATTCCAATAAAAAAATAATATCAAAATGGGAAAAGCTCAATTCTAATTCAAAAAATTTAGATTATGGATTCCAAAAAACTATAAACGCTAATCTGCTAGATGGAGATTTAAATCCAAGCAACAAAGAATTGTATTTGGTTAACAGTATAAAGCATACAATAAATTTTGCTTTTTCAGAATATAAAAAGTTTAATAATATAAATGAACAGTTTAGGTTGTATGAAGATTTGACATTAAGAAAATATAATGAAAAACATTTACATCACACCATGGGAGAGAATAAATACTTTGCAATGATGTTTATTAATGACAATTACGAAGGTGGAACAATAAGCATAGAAAACACAAAAGTTTTTCTTAAGCCAGAAAAAGGAAGTATTATTATACTACCTTCTGATATAACTTTAACTTCTAGCCCAACATTTAATGGACTTAGATATGTCGCTACTGGAAGCTGGTATTAGTCTAAAAGATTTTGATTCTTGCCATGTGGTAAATCATTACACCAGCTTACTATAATATATTTAGTACCACTTTGAATAACGGATGATGAATGAGAGTACGGGTAGTTGCTTGGAAAAAATAACATACATGGGTTTTCTGGTGAAACTTTTAAATTAAAATTGTGAAAAATTGTTTCTCCACCAATATATTCTTTTACATTTAAATATATTAAAAATGATACGGTCCTATACTTACTAGCACTTCCATCATAGTGTGGCAAAAAATAGTCTCCTGAAGTATATTTCAAAACATCTAATCCTTCGCAATTGTCAAATGATATTCCATACATAGACTTATAAATATTGCTATTAAATTTTACCGATTTAACAATTTTATCATTAAGTTCAGAATCTATTTTTGCTAGAGAAACGCTTTGGCTCTTTCTTCTAGGCTTACTATCAGTAGGCTCTGCTTCCATATAAAACCCAGACTTTTCCCATAAGCTAGAGTCATAATCTTTAATTTTTTCAATAAGCTCAGTGTAAACTTTTTCAGAAAAATCAAATTGAACTATTCCTGGTGCTAATATTTTGGGACCCATACTTTCAGTATATCAAAAATCTGCTATAATAACAAGATGTCTTATTATGTTTCAGTAGTAAAGGATAACCCACTAGGGTTTTGGAAGTTGGATGAGGTTTCTGGTCCGACTGCTTATGACTATTCTGGATGTAATAACGACGCAAACTATACAGGTTTTGTTTCCGAAAATATATTCCCATTAGTCTCACAAGGTGTTTCTGGTACAACAATTACAGATTCTTCTTATATTGAGTTTCCAATAACTAAAGATTATTATGGAAACAGCGCAACGGAATCGTTTGGAACACTATATACATCCGATAATGATTTTTCTTTAGAGGCCTGGGTTTATCCAAAAAACATTAATTCATTAACGCCAATATTGGGCGGGCAAACAGGAATAGGTTTATTTTTAGACAATGGAAATATAATATTTTCACTATCTACACAATCTATTGAATATACACTTCCCAATCCCAATAAAACTATACATGTTGTCGGAATTTATAAAAAGAACTATATCTCTTTATATGTCGATGGAGTTTTGGTTAGATCTAAAAAACTAAGTAATTTTAAATTTTCAAATACTGAGTTATTATTATCTTCTGGTCCGTGTGCATCTGGAGAAAGTTTTATAATAGATGCCCCAGCAATATATAGATATTCTTTAAATGATTTACAGATACGGTCACACTACTTAAAGGCTACCGCAGTCTCTGATACTCAAATAGCTTCATTAAATGGTGGGTATATATTTAGAGCAACAGAAAAACATCAATCGGAAACAGAGAAATTTATTTATCCATCTTCAAAAAGCTGGGAGTATATGTTAGGCGAAGATCTTCTGTATGATGAAGTAAACAACAGCATCTACCTTGCGCCAAATAAAACCTCTGGATCTTTTACAGAGGTAATTGGATTATCAATACGTAAAAACTATGTGTCTTCTAAAATAGAATGGATGGCGGGAGAAGGGGTGGATGTATTTGTCTCTACAGATGAATCAAATTGGACTCAATGTGAAAATGGATCATCCCTACCAAGTCTTAATAATAAAAAAATAATTTATATAAAAGTTGAATTTTCTTCTACTAATGCAGAAATTTATGTTCCAGAATTATATTATTTAAACATATTCTTTTATCCAGAAAAGAAATTATATTCTCATAACGGATTAGGATATATTGAGGCTGCCCCAGATGGGGATATTGATATATCAAATAAAGAATATTCTGTTTTATCAAGAGCAAAAAATGATGGAATAATTTGTAAATCTTCTGGGTTTAGAGTAAACATACTTGAAGATATTTTAGATTTAGAATTTCTTTTCACGCCAGTACAGCTTGGAGCTGGCTATATGCTTTACAATGTCACAGAAGGCACCGAATACAGCCTTTCCTGGGCCTCTGGAGGGGCGATCTCAAAGCTTGGGATATCTTCACTATACATAAACGGAGAAGACGTCTCAGCCTCTGCAAACATTTCTAGCCACCTTAATATAGATGAGCCTAATCATATCTTTATTAAATTATCTGGAGCAGCTTCAGGTGATATTTGGTTTAACGTGAAACATTCTGGCGGAGTGTCCTCAGAAATCCTGCCTAATAATATATATAAAAATATAACTATTTATAATAATAACGATGCTAACGCACAAGGTAATTATCAATTATATTTAGGCAATAATTCAATTCAAGTAGAGGATTCTGACCTAGCCATTTCAGAAATAGAGGTTTCAACATATTCTCCTGACTGGATTAGTATCTCTAGGTCCTAGTTTTGTCAGATTCATTGACAAAAAGCTGGACTTGTGGTCATTAAAGTGGTAAAATAAAAGCATATGAATATCAAAAAAATGGGCGGCAAGGTAAAAACTGGAGAAACAACTCTGGGCGTATACGTCTGGGAGATGCCAGATGGAAGATGGATTGGCGATGACGATGGAAACTTCTTGTCCGTAACCTCAAAGATTGGCGATAGAGGCAGGATAGATTTATTGGCCAAAGCAGTAAGACATTATGGAATAGAAGAGGGCAAGCCAAAGTTTCTCGAAGGAAGCCGAAAGATTGATGATGAAGAATTTGAATATCAGAAGCAGAGATTGAAATGGGGTTTAACTCCAGATCCGCTAGATATTGGCGTATATAAAGATGAGATGAAAAAATTAAAGGGTGGGAAATAAATGATTGAGTATGAAGAGGATTCAGTTAGCGACAACATAGAAATATCTAACGTTGCAGATTGGATGAGATTTAATTCTGCAAATGCACAAAAAAGTTATGACCCATTTGAAATTGATGGAGAAGAAGTTTTAAAGGTTAACGGATTAAGTCCAGCACTTAGAAGAAAAGTTAGCAGAGAGATACAAAAGGGATTTGTAGGTAAAGATAAGACAAAAACTCAACAGATACTTATTCAGCAGGCAGTAAGCGGATATGCACTATTTGATTTAGTTCAGCCTGAATATAACTTAGATTACCTTTCATCTATATACGAAATATCTCCATACAACTATGCAGCTATTAATGCCAAAGTGGCAAACATTGTTGGACTAGGTTTTGATTTTATTGAAACTAAAAAAACAACTGATGTTTTAGATGATATTGAAGATGAGAAGCAATTACAAAGAGCCCGCAGAAAATTAAATAGGATAAGACAAGATTTACATCAGTGGCTTGAGGATTGCAATGAAGAGGAAACTTTCAAAGAAACTTTAATAAAAGCATACACAGACTTAGAAGCCACTGGAAACGGATACCTTGAGGTTGGTAGAACCACTGCAGGAAGAATTGGTTATATTGGCCATGTCCCTTCTAAGACAATGAGAGTTAGAAGATTAAGAGACGGCTTCGTGCAGTTACTTTATGGAAAGGCAGTTTTCTTTAGAAACTTTGGTGACACAAAGACTGAGAATCCGATTGCAGGTTCAACAGACAGACCTAATGAAATTATTCATTTAAAGAAATATACTCCTAAAAATAATTACTATGGACTTCCAGATATTGTTGCGGCACAAAACGCTATGGCTGGAAATGAATTTGCTGGTAAATACAATTTAGACTATTTTGAAAATAAGGCGGTCCCAAGATATATTATCACGGTTAAAGGGGCTAAGCTTTCTACTGAGTCTGAGCGTAAATTATTAGAATTTTTCCAGGTAGGTCTTCGTGGCAAAAATCATAGGTCTTTATATATACCATTGCCACCAGACTCACCAGATTCTAAAACTGAATTTAAGATGGAGCCAATTGAGGCTGGAACACAAGAGTCCTCATTTAATGTATATAGATCATCAAATAGAGATGAAATACTAATGGCCCATAGGGTGCCTATAAATAAAATAGGAACTCCTGCGGGAATTAATTTGGCGGCAGCAAGAGATGCTGATAAAACATTTAAAGAGCAGGTATGTCGTCCAGCACAAGAAAATTTAGAAAAGAAATTAAATAAAGTAATCTCAGAAATGACTGATGCTTTAGAAATTAAATTTAATGAATTAGCATTAACTGATGAAGATACTCAGTCTAAAATTGATGAAAGATATTTGAGAATGCAGGTAATTACCCCTAATGAAATTAGAATTAGAAAGGGTATGGTTCCTCTAGATGGAGGAGACGAGGTAGTAGATTTGGCAGCAAAAGCTGCAGAAATTAAAGCCCAAGCCATGCAGAGCAGAACCAGAGATCAAGAAAGGTCTGCTAATTCTCCAGATAATTCAGGGGAAGGTAGAAATGCAAAAGGCGACGGCAGACAAGTTGAGTAGTCCTACTCAACTGGTTATTTGCCTTTAGATATATAAAAGCCTATAATATACTCATATGACCATTGAAAAATCCCATTGGTCTTCTAACGGAAATGTTATCAATTTATCAGTTCCGTTTACGAAGGTCAACAGAGAAAAAAGAACAGTCTCAGGTTTTGCAACACTAGACAACCTAGATCAGACTGGCGATGTCGTTACCCAAGAAGCAAGCATGAAAGCGTTTGAGAGCTTCCGTGGAAATCTTAGAGAAATGCATCAGCCAACGGCGGTAGGAAAAGTTGTTTCATTTAGACCAGAAACATATTATGATCCAAAGACAAAAGAATTTTATAATGGAGTGTATGTTGATGCATACATTTCAAAGGGCGCACAAGATACTTGGGAAAAAGTTCTTGATGGTACGCTAGCAGGATTTTCAATTGGCGGAAAAATTATAGACTCAGATACAGAAGTAAATAAGTCTACAGGACAAAGCGTCCGATTCATTAAGGATTACTCACTTGTTGAATTGTCAATAGTTGACTCTCCAGCAAATGAACTCTGCAACATATTGTCTATTGAAAAAGTCAATGGTCAAATGATATTCAAGGGCATTGCTGCAGATGTGAAAATGGAGAACATTTTCTATTGTGCAGAAAGTGATTCTGTATTTATGTCAACAGAGTCTGAGTATATTTCACCAGTTACTGGCAAGAAAACAGAACTTATTGGTTGGGTGGAATCAAATGACACTAACAAGTCAAAAGAAATAGATAAGATTCTTGATTCTTATAAATCAAGATTGCAAACGTTGCCTGATACACATTTAGCAAAACAGGCAATAGCAGAAGGAGGTAATGAAGTGGATAACGTAGAAAACGTAGATAACGTAGAAAACGTAGAGAAACTTAATGTCGGCAACAAGGCAGAAGCTCCAAAGGCAGAAGCCCCAGCTCCGAAAGCAGAAGTTGTAGCACCAGCTGCACCAGATGCACCAGCTGCACCAGCTTTAGATTTAGAAAAGTCTGAAGACGCAGTGGTTGCCGTAGAAGAAAAAACAGAAGACACTTCTGCTGAAGTTCTGGAAAAAGCAGCCGATGTATCAGAAGAAGAGGTTAATGAGCCTGACTTTGAAAAGATGCTAGGCGACCTTAAAGGTTTCTTCTCAGAGACTTTGGAAAAAGCCTCTGAAGCAAACGCAGCCCAAGTTTCAGCTATTAAAGAAACAGTTGAAACATTTACTAAGGGCGTAGATGCTAGAATTTCAGAATTAGCAGAAAAGCACACAGCACTCTCATCCGCAGTGGAAGCGATTCGCAATACCATTGATGGTGTTGAGAAGAGAGTGGACGCAGTCGAATCAGAGACTGCAATTAAGAAGTCCTCAGACCTTGGCGGGTCTCAGGAGATTACAACAATGAAAAAATCAAAATGGAACGGCACTTTCCTCGGTTCCGTTAGTGAATTGATTAAATAAGGTAGGTGAAATAAAACTAATGAGTAATGAACTATTAGCTAAAGCAGTTGCTTCTGATACAACATTGACCACAGCCATGACAGGTTCTGGTGGTGCCGATTCAGGCATCCACGTAGGATCTGAGGGCAAGGGTGGTTTGTTAAACCCAGAGCAGTCTGCTCGATTCCTAGATTACATGTTCGATGCAACAGTAATCGGTAAGGTAGCACGTACAGTCCGCATGCGGGCTGACACTACTGAGATTGATCGCATTGGCGTAGGTGAGAAGTTGATGAAGCTCGCTGCAGAAGCAGATAACACTGGTAGCAATGCCGCTGTTACTTTCTCAAAGATCTCTCTTACAACGAAGAAGCTTCGCCTTGATTGGGAGCTTTCGACAGAATCTCTTGAAGACAATATCGAAGGTGCCGATCTCGAAGACCACATTGCACGTTTGATGGCAACACAGGCAGGTAACGACATTGAAGACGTAGTCCTCAATGGAGACACCTCGCTTACAGGTGATGCTCTCTACAAAGCATTTGATGGTATCGTAAAGATTGCGAAGGCCAATGGACATGTTGTTGACGCAGCGGATGCAGTTGTATCCCGTGAAGTTTTCAACAATGCCCTTAAGGCTCTTCCTCGCAAGTACAAGCAACGTCGTCCAGATCTTAGATTCTTGTCAGGATCAAACCTGATTCAAGATTATCTATATTCGACATCTCAGAATATCCAAAATGTAAACCCACAAGATATTGCTTCAAGCATTATCCGTGGCGATCAGGCAGGCCTTGGCGGCCCAGCTGGATTCGTCGCACCGTTTGCGTTTGGTATTCCAATCGTTGAGGTTCCTTTATTGAAGGAAACTCAAGGCGATAACTCAGATCAGGGTGATATCCACTTGACATTCCCAAATAACGTAGTTATTGGTATCAAGCGTGATGTTACCGTGTATCGATTCTTCTGGCCAAAGAAGGACTCTATCGAATATACAATGTATACTCGTGTAGGTACCCAAATTGAGCAAGCAGATGCATGGGTAGTCGTTAAGAACGTTAAAGTTGCTTCCTAATTTATAGGAATTAAACTGCAAAAAAGCCCCCAATTAATTTTGGGGGCTTTTACTTTTAACTTACTAATGCTATAATTATTTACATATCAAAGGAGTAAATATGTCATTTGACACTTTAAAGGTAAAGGATTTAAAGCAAATTGCCGAAGACTTTGCCGTAGATACAGATGGACTAAAGAATAAAGCAGATATTATTGCCGCAATGGCAGAAGAAGGCGTAACATGGTCTGTCTATCAAAACACAATTAAAAATATAGAAGATTCCAAAGAAGATGCCCCAGAAGTTCTTCCAAAGTTTGATCCTAATCAAGAGTTAGATGAGAACATGGTATTGGTTAGAATGACTAGAGCAAATGTAAGATATGATGCTGCTGGACATACGTTTACAAAGGAACATCCATTTGTAGCAATGAACCCAGAAACAGCTCAAAAAATTTTTGACAAGGAGGAAGGGTTTAGGTTGGCTACGCCAAGAGAGGTACAAGAGTACTATAACTAAACCTGCTAAATGGCAGAGATATATAAAAATAGCAATGACCCGATAAAAACAAAAATATTCTGGAAGGGTGAAATTGTACAATCGGGAACTGCGGTTAATGTTGTTGTTTATGATATAACAGAAGATGAAACTATATCTCCTGCAGTTAGTCCTACTCAAGCAATTACAATTTTAGTAGCAGAAGAAGATGAGGTAAATCCTGGAACATACAAGGTGCATCTCCCTCTGTCGCTAACCTCTAGAAATAAAAAGTTAAAATTGGTATGGCAAATATTTGTTGATGGCAATGTAGAGTTTTTAACAACATATTGCGATATCGTTACTCCGTATGTAAGCATATCTGAAGCAATTGATGATTTAAATTTAGGATCTGACCCAAGTGACCCTGTGTTTAAAAATTATCATGATATTCAAATGGCTGAAAAATATGCCAGAAAAATGATTGAAAATTTTACTGGGCAAAGATTCTATTTGTATGATGATGAGATTGTTGTATATGGAACAGATTCAGACATATTGCCTCTTCCTCAAAAAATAAATTCTATTCATAAACTGACATCTAATGACATTTTATTAGTAGACAATATTAATGATGTAAATGAATGGGGGTATACTCCACGAGTAACAGAAGGCGGGTTTGGAATAAGATTAGACAGAACAGATCTTTTAGATAATACAGTATATATAGCAAACGGACTTGTCCCTCCGACAGTTAATGATATCTTTTCAGGACAAGCATTCAAGAAAAACTATAGGTATGTTGTAAAAGGAAGGTTTGGCTGGGAATCAATTCCAGATGAGGTAGAGCAAGCAGCAATTCAAATAATGGGACACTATTTTTCTAAGGATAAGGCCTGGGCAGATAGGTACATTAAAAAAGTTTCGACATTTGATTGGGACTTTGAATACGGCGCAGAAGTCTTTTCAGGAACTGGTTGTGCATATGCAGATAAATTGTTATCAGATTATGTAGTAAATCAGATGGTGATTGTTTAATGTTTTCACCCACGGAAGCAGTTTTATCAATGACTGTAGATGTTTATAAACAGTTTGATGAACAGGATCCAGATACTGGCGTTATAAAAAAAACGTGGGGGTACTATAAAACTTTAAATTGTCATGCCAAAGGTGTGATAAGTAATTCAGCTACAACAAGAACAAGCGACAAGCAAGTATTTGATAATAGATATTATAATGATCAGATATTACAAATTCGTACATCAGAAAGACTAACACTAAGAGAAAAGCTTTCTAATATATGCGACTCTATGGGAAGCTGTTTGTGGACAGAAATAAATTATCCAAATAATACCCCAACTGTATTTGAAGTCATAGGCAGCACTCCAATTACAGATCCATTTGGCGGAGTTCTTGGATACAACACTTCAGTAAGAAGATCAGAGAACCAAAACATTGGCTTCTGAAATATTATTACTGCAGGCTGCCAGCGGATTATCTAGATTAATGCAGGGCGGGAAAGTAGATGGGGCTATAAAAGATAGCACTGTAGCACAAGTATCTGCAGCAATATTCTATCAATCTAATGTAATGGCAAAATTACTATCAAGCCCTTCTTTTAATAGAGCTTTTTCAAAAACTCTTTATACTCAAATAGAAAAAGATTTTGGGGCGTATATAGATGCAAAAGCAAGAACTTCCCCAAAGTCATATCACCATGTTTATGAATGGGGAAAAGTTGGAAGTAAAGAAGCTAGGCTATTTAAATTAAATAAAATTTCTGAAGGAATAATGTCCTTTAATATTAATTATGATTTTCTACCTTCACAATCATTAGTGCCAACTCAAAAGGGAAAACACAGACATGTGTTTGCCAATAAGGCTACAATAATGGAGCAAGGCAAGCCTGTGGTTATCAGCCCAAGATCAGCAGAAAGATTAGTTTTTGACGTAAATGGATATACTGTTTTTATGCCTAAAGGAGCTTCCGTTACTGTTACAAAGCCAGGTGGAGCAGCTACTAAAAATAGTTTTATCTCTTCTTACAAACACTTCTTCACTAGCAGCCTTGTAAGCAATTCAATAAAAGCTTCTGGGTTTCAAAACTTATTTAATTCATCTTTAACAAAGGCTATGCGACTACCTGTGAATATAAAACGGGTACAATATAAGTTCTCGCCTAATTCCGTTGCACAACAGGCGGAGGCAGCACTAAATACAGCATTCATGGGGGTATAAGATGGCAAACTACAAGTCAGATGCAATGTTTGAACTTAGAAAGTATCTATGGAGTAAGCTTGTAGCTACAGATATATTTGATCCAAATGAGTATTATAGTGATAATTTAAATGAAACTATTGTCCCAATTTTACCAGTACAGCAGGCCCCAGAAATGAATCAATTTTTGAGCGGGAAGAAACATATAGTTTATGACAAAATAGGTATGTCATATGAGAATAACTGGCTAATATGTTGTGAGCAGATATTATTTACACTGTATTCAACAGACATATTGGATATAGTAGAAATCAGAAACTTCCTTACTGATGAGTTTAGAAGGATGGATGATTCTGCTAGGGATATGAACAATTGGGACGGGTTATCAGACAAGTTCAAATTCCATAGCATATTTATTGCAGATATATCCCCAATAGCCCCATCTGAAGAATTGCAAGGTTTTATGGCGGCAGATGTAATATTAGAGGTTAAATATTCAAGAATCACAGATAATGTAGGAAGATTTGCCTAGTTTGCTTTAGGCGACTAGATCTTGTAGAATTAGACATAGAGGAAAGGGCCTAGCCAGCCACAATATATATATATTACATTTCATGAAATAGGAGGTCAAACTTCATGGCACAAAATCAGGGTAATGCTAAAAACATTCTTGTAGGTGCGTCACCACTATTCTTGTCCAACGTAGATATTACAGATACTAATTACGTCGAAAATGCTGAACCAGGTTCAGTAGATGCAGGCGCTTATGTATCTGGTACATCTTACACTACAACTCTTAATGGAATTGATAGTGGAGATTTCTATTATAGAAACGTTGGTTTTACAAACAATGGTCTTCAGATCACTTACAACCCAACTTATGATTCAGTAACCGTAGATCAGCTTCTTGATACAGCTAAACTGTTCAAGTCTGCGATGGAGGTTATGATTGCAACAGAAATGTCCGAAGGTACTCTAGAAAACGTTCTAGTTGTATTTGGACAGCAAAGTTCAACATTGGTATCAGCAGGTTCAGGACAGACTGCAACAGACACATTGGGTCTAGATGCAGGTGCTCTTGGCGAGGCTCCAACAGAGCGTCAGCTAATTGCAGTAGGTCAAGCGCCTACTTCAGAGGCAACAGCTACTGAGCGTATTTATTATGCTCGTCGTGTACTTTCAGTACAACAGTCTCAGTTCTCACTTGCACGTACCACTCCAACAACATTCCCAGTAACTTTCCGTCTTCTTCCAGATGTTAATAAACCAAACGAAGAATACGGCAAGATTATTGACCGTGTTTTGACAGTATAATAATTAATTTTAATTATTAAATAAAGCCCCCAGAAATGGGGGCTTTTCATTTGTATCCATATCATCATTATGTTATAATAATTTAGACTATCCATAAGGAGGATAAATTGGCTACAACAGTATACGATGTAGAAGAGATTGAATTACAGAATGGTGCAAAGGTAAAACTAAAGCCATTATCAATTAAGCAGTTACGTAAATTCATGACTGCAGTTCAAAAGACTCAAGAATCAACAGATGAGAATGCAACATTAAGCATTCTAATTGATGCATGTGCGGTTGCACTAGAAACACAGTTACCAGATTTGGTATCAGATAGAGATTTACTAGAAGAGGCGTTGGACGTCCCAACAATTAATAGAATCCTAGAAGTATGTGGAGGAATTAAGATGGACGACCCAAACCTAATAGCGGCAGCGGTTCTGGCTGGTCAGAACTAGATCTTGCCGCTTTAGAAGGAGAAGTATTTCTTTTAGGACATTGGAAGAATTACGAGCAGTTAGAAGAAAACTTATCAATGCCAGAGCTTATTCAGACATTGAAATCAATGCATGAAAAAGCTCACAACCAGAGAAAATTTATGGCATCGTTAAAGGGTATATCCTTAGATGATGAAATAAGTAAAGCAGGTCCCACCTTCGATGATGTAAAAAGAAGGGCTCTTGGAATCAACGCATCAGCAGATGAT